ACTTCAGCCACTCGATGCCCTCTGAGACGCTGTTCGCGCCCTTCACTGCGGCGGTGATCTTCGGGAAGCCATGCTTGCGCATGTGGCTTATCGTCTCGGGTCGCGAGCTGTCGGCAACCATCGGCCACTTCTCGGACTCGGGAATCGACATGAACAAGTCCGGCGTGGCCGTGATATCGCAGCCCAGCGCGTAGGCCTCGTGGTCGACGTACAGCGTCCGACCGACCAGGTGGCAGCGCACCAGCACGGTCGGGTCGACGGCAAAGCCCCAGTCTGCGCCGAGCCTGTGAATCGCGTCCTTCGGTGCCTCGAACTCCTCGACCTTCCAGTTGCGGAACACCCGCGCCTCGGAGTTCGTCAGATAAGCGCCGCGCCAGACGTGCTGGTATTTTTCCGGGTCTCTGGACCGGTCGTATTCCATCTCGGCGCGCAGGACCTCGGGGAACCAGGGGTTGCTGTCGTAGTTGACGGTAACCAGCCTCGTCGCGGGCGGCAGCGTCGAGCCTGAGAACATCACCTCAACCGGATCTGTTAAATACTTCGGGTTCCACGTCAGCCATATCTGGCTGCCTTCCTGCCGAATGGTCGGGATCAGAGTGTCTAAACTCGCCTGGCTAACCGTCTGCGCTTCCTCGACCCAACAGATTTGGATCCCTTCCATCGACTTTACCGAGTCGACGTTGGTTCTCAGTCCGGCGAACAGGAACAGGCTGCCATTCTTGCCCCGGATCTCGGTGTCGGTTGAGACGAAGAATTTCTGTAGCCCGCAGCGCGCAATCTCGTCGTCTAAAAGACGTTTTACCGAGTCCCTGATGCTCTTCTGTATCTCACGCGCGCAAAGCACCCTGAGCGGCTTCTGTGCGGCCCTGAGCACCAATGCGGTGGCGACCGACCTGCTCTTGCCTGAGCCCCGCCCGCCCCGCACGGCGATGTAGCGCGCCGACTCATCAAACAGCACCTCAGCCCAGTCCGGCAGGTTAGCTTCCGCCATTGGGCTTCACGAAGTTGACGTTGATGCCGACCTGAAGCGGAGACTCCTCATCAGCCGCCAGAGCCACCCGTTCGCCGTAGCGCTTCGGTGCCAGCTTGGACAACAGCCACTTGCGGGTATCGACCTGAAGCTTGTGCTTCTGCACGGCGGCCCAATCCCTGCGCCCATCCGGCTGCATTCCAACGTCAACGTCGCTTAGCTCAATCAAATCGCTTGCCATGCGCTCGATCAAATCTTCACGCGCGCGTGCGTACTTGTCGGCTAGTTCTTTGTCATCATTCATCCAAGTTAAAAACGTGCTGTGCGGAATTCCGGCCGCTTTGCACGACTTGTAGCAGCTCATGCCGTCATGCATTCCGACGATGACTTTTTCTGCGATCTCAGCCCGTTCTGGATCGCCCGGTTTTGTTCTTGGTCGTGCTGGCTGTTTCATTCGTGCGTTTCGATCAGTTTGTCCAAGTAATGCCTCGCCTTCTGTAGATCAGCCACGCCGCCCTTGTCCTTGTAGCGCGCGATGTATTTTATGACATTCCCGCGCAAGAATCCTGCGAACTCCTCGTGCGACATCCACGCTTGCATAGCGTCCCATGGTTGCACCGCTTTCGTGACGTAGTGATCCCCACCTATTTGCATTTCTCCGCTACTCACAATTCTCCCCTACGTCGCATGCCTCGCTCGCGCTGGTGCGCCCAAACCATTTTGCGCCCCAAGACTTTCTCTGCATGCATCAAGTTGTCTCGACGAGTTAGCCATTCTAAGTTTTCTGCTCTGTTGTCAGATCTGCACCCGTTGATGTGATTAACGTCCAACTTGTCTTCCATTTTCCCTGTAAATGCGGCGCAGACCAGTCTATGTACTGCTCGCATAAATCCTTTGTTGTTAATGTACAAATTAACGTATGTATATCCTTCTTTAGATAATTTCGGAGAAAGTATTTTACCGCCGTAAAATCTATTTTGCGTACCGGCCTTGAAAAGCGGATGTGCGCGCAGCAGTTTTCTAGGAACGCTTCTTATTAGTCCGGTATTGCTTGCTTCATAATATGATTCCCATCCAGGAATACATCTCCATTCTTCTTGGCAGTGAGTCCCGCCGTGCTGGCGGGAGTTGGCGTCTGACATGCTCAAATTCTACTCCGTGTACGTGTACGGTTCCAGCCGCTAAAACTTGGAACAAACGGAACAACCTAAAGGTTGTTGTTCCGTTCTGTTCCGTCGTTTTACCCTTTGCCCCCCCTGAACAGTTTGGAATTGTTCCGTCATTGTTCCGTTCTGTTCCGCAGGAGCATCATAGCGCTTCCGTGCATAGGATCGACAACTATCCAGCCCGAATCATATTCTTCCACTATATTATTTGATATTAACTCATATATTATCCGGCCCTTCGACTGTGGCTTTACGTAGACCTTCGCCGACGACTCCTTGATGTCTTTCTTTTTAACCAGATAATCCACCAGATATTCGCGTTTTAAATAGGGTCTATTCATTTTGACCTCACGTCCGCTGGCCTCCCAAGCCTCCTCAAAGGTAACTCGGTGTTGCGTCAGCTTGGTGATGGTATTAATCGCAGCGGCGTCGGCCTCGACCATGACGGCGGTTGTGACGGGCTCTCCATCTTGGTCGTACCAGCCGGGAATCTGCACGGACTCGAGCCTGACGTTGATGGGGTCGGACAGTTCGGCGTCCTTCGACTTTCGCTGGATCAGTTCGATCACGGTGCCTGGCACGACGGATATCTCAATGTCGAGCGCGCCGCGCCAAGCGCTTGATCCTCTGGCGCGGTGCTGTGCTTCTTCGGATACGCCCGTATGGTGAACCAAAATGACCGTGCAGCCAAACTCGCGCATGAGCGCAGCGCAGGCGTCGAGCATGGTTTTGGCGTCTTGCGCAGAGTTTTCGTCGCCGGCCAGGAAGCGATGCAGCGTATCGACCACGATGGTGCAAGGCGGCTCTGGAAGCAGGCGGATATGCTCGATCACTTTGGTATACCCGGCGGCGGTGTTGAGGTCGCAACCGCTGTCAGACAGCCACATATTCCCGAGCCGCTCGACCTGGTGATGGTGCTTCCATCCTGCCAGACGCGCGCGCAGTCCGACATGACCTTCGCCCGCTAGGTAAACCACGCCGCCGTTGCGCACGCGCTTGCCGCGCCAGTCAGAAATTCCGCATGCGATGCGCGCCACCCAGTCGAGCACCTGAAAGGTCTTGCCGCCACCGCTTGGGCCGTGGACCATGATAAGCGCGTTAGCCTGTACCCAGCCCTTGACTAGCCATTCGACGGGCGCTGGCTCTGACGAGAACTCGTCGGCTTGAATCAGCCATCCGGGTTCGGTTTGTTTCGGCCCGAGCAGTGTATCGACAATGGTGGCGCCGATCGCCATGTTGGCGGCGATGTCATGTTCTGGTTCGTAGCGAGCGACGCTGCGCACGATCTGCCTGATCTCGCTATCGGGCAGCGGGATGTCGCAGCGTTCCTCGTTCGCAACGGTCAATGCAGACAGAATCTCGGCCTCGGTCATGCCGTGATGCCGCATAACGCCTGCGAGCGATGTCAGACCAGCGTTACGGTTGCCGGTGATCAGGCCGCCAGCTGCTGGCTGCGTACGCTTCTTGTAGCCGATCGCCCCGAGCCATCTGGTCGGCACAGGCATGACCGCAACGCCTTCCATGGGGTCGCTGGATCCTTCCCACTCGTAGGTGCGGCCATTAATTTCGGACGGGAATGCGACGAAATAGCGCCCATCGGACAGGAAATCGACGCCCTGTGCCAGTTTGCAGGAGCGAAGCCCTGGCTGCCAGATTGCGAGGCGATGCTCGCCACCGCCAGCGGTGAGTTGCACCGGGCCATCGAGATCGTCGCCCACGTTCTCGATCCACTCATCCCAGCCATCGCGGCCGCCATTACGCGGGTCGATGTCGAAAACGACGATGCCGCTAATTTCGCCGGCTGCAATTGCGACGTTGTAGTCTGGATTCTGCGCCCACCAAGCGCGGATAGTCGCCGCGTCCGTTGTGGCGTCATGCACACCGTGGGCGCTGGCTGGCAATTTGCTGTTGGTTTGTACCGGGAGGACATGCCACCCAACCGACGCGTACCAAAGCGCGACGTCGAGGTTAGTGGTTGTTGTCATCATCGGCCTTCAGCTCGCCTCGTGTTTTAAGTTCCAGCTCGTACTGCCGACCAAGCGGCGGTCGTTCGCCCCACTGGTAAACCGTCTGCGGCCAGACTTTGAGCTCATCTGCTAGCGCCTTGATCGATCCGAAGTATGCGATCGCTTCTTTCGTGGTCATTTTCCATATTTCTTTTCCAGAAGTGTTGACATGCTAACCGGAAAACGGGATGATGTCCACATGCCCGAACGGAATCGCCGAAGGGGCTGAAAGGAAAGAAGATGAAAAACCTGTACGAAATCAAAAACACCGAAGACGGCGTTTCGGCGTTTGTTAAGTTGAACGCGGCGTCCGACTTTGTGGTTGTGCTCCACGACAACGACGCAAACGAGGTGGTAGGCGCCCGAATTTTTCCCTCCTCAAAATTCACTTTCGAGCACGCAAAGAATCAAGCACACGAATGGGCGAACGCCTAACACCAACCACGCCGGGCCTCGCGCCCGGCAATTGAGGGGAAAAGAAATGCTATTAATCAACGAAATTGGCGCACGCGAAATTCGCGAGTGGCTGGAGGACTACAGCAACTTTGGCTACATCACCGCCGAAATGGTTTCTACCTGGTGCGCCAAAGCCGAGGAAATGAACGACGGTCACATCGAGCTGAAAGCGCATTGGAGCAAGGACCGGACGGTACACACCTACACGGTCAGCGACGAGGGCATGGACATCGTGGAGGAGGAAGCCGAATGAAGCTGCAACGAACCAACACGATAGCCGCCTCTGGCCAATTTGTTCTGGGTTACGGCGGAGCAGGCGTCGGTAAAACGTCACTCATACCGACACTGCCCGACCCGATCATCCTTTCTTCAGAAGCCGGTTTGCTATCAATTCGGCAGGCGGATCTGCCTTTCATTGAGATCAGCAACATCAACGACCTGCACGAGGCCTACGCATGGTTGCTTTCGAGTGACGAAGCGAAGCGCTACCAGTCGGTCGCCTTGGACAGCATCAGCGAAATCGCCGAGGTGGTCCTGAACAGCGAGAAGAAGGCAACAAAAGACCCGCGCCAGGCGTACGGCGCCATGCAGGAGCAGATGGCGGATCTGATTCGTGCATTCCGCGACCTTCCAGGAAAGCACGTCTACATGTCGGCCAAGTTGGACAAAAGCCAAGACGAAATGGGGAAGATGCTCTACGCCCCGTCGATGCCTGGCAACAAGACCGGGCAGATGTTGCCCTACTTTTTCGACGAGGTTTTGGCCTTGCGCGTCGAGAAAGACGCCGACGGCAACCCCGTTCGGGTGCTGCAATGCCAGCCTGACGGCGCTTGGCTTGCGAAGGACCGATCCGGCGCGCTCGATATGTGGGAAGAGCCGGATCTCGGGGCGCTGATTCGCAAGATTG